ATCATTCAGTTCTGAGACTCTTCTATGATGCCTGGAATCATCCATTATGGACGTTAGTCTGAAATCATGTAATAAATTATTCATCTTAGCAATAAATTTTTCTTGCTTAGAGATAGTTTGTATGGGTTCTTTGACTTCCGTACCACTATGGGGTTCACAGTTTTCATAGTCACAATGTGCTACAACTTTAGAGGGAAACCAATAATCTTTCAATCGGTCATAATAATGTTGTAGTTGTTGTGTTAAAGTTTTGGGTTGTGAAAAATTCTGATTATAAAAATCAATGAATTCTTCTTGATCTAATCGATGCTCAATAAAATCATCGATTAATTTGGGAATAAATTCATCCAAATTTTTGAATGATTGGGCGTCTGTATTGATAAGCTTACCGTCTTCCTTACCTTCTGTTTTCAAATTTAATGAATGCACATCGATTTTATCATAACGTACATTAGGTACAAATCGGGAAAGAGTAACTTTTCTATCGGGTCTTATTACAATAACAGCTTTAAATCTTCGCCATAATGCCATTGGTTCCATTAACCAAGAGTGAAATGATAATCTATTCATAGTACAGATTACAATCTCGGGTTGTATTTGAATATTGCCTTTTAATTCCAAATGTGGATTAAGTGAACTCTTTCGAATATTATTAATAAAATCAATAAGTTTTCGATAAGGGTTAGTACTATCCAATTGTGTTTTAGTAGCAGCAACATCATCAAAAATAACCACTCGATGATTAGTTCTGTATTCTGATTGAAATTCATCTGATTCATTCAAAATTACTAGATCAGTTTTTGATAATGGTTTTCCAATACTTTCACACAAACGTTGCGCAATCATCACTGAAGAACAAGATTTTCCACATCCTGGCGGGCCGATTATTAATATACCAAAAGGTTGAGGTCGTAATGATCCATCAAAATAACAAAGTTGCAAATTTTTACTAACTTGTGCTAATTTTGAGATCTTGCTCAACCATAATGATCGTGACCGAGCATCATCTTTCGACATTGCTCTAGTAGCACGAACACGTAAAAGATCAATTTTATTGATATATTCATTGATAGAATTAATATTGATTTCATCAAATCTTCCCGCTTCAACATATGGTAACAATGCTAAAACCTCCTCAATCTCAATTAATGTATGATCGAGTGGCCTCCTCCAAAAGAACAGGAGCGCAAAATTTTTACTAGCAAATATTTGTTCAAGTAATGAAAATTGTTCAAATATTGTTGTTACAGTCACCATAAATGCTGAAAATTGTATAAAAGTAGAGTATATAGAGTGTTTGTTTAAAAATGTAAATAAATTCAAAATTTTAGGAATGCAAATTGTATACAAAATCAACGGCTGCATTAGTCCGTGATTCGGATCGGTTTCTCTGCAAGTGCAAGCGTCCACCATGAAATAACCTTAAATTCATGATGTCGTAATCAATACACAAGCCCTTATTTGTATCCACGTAGGTCAAAGTACACAAAAAGGAAAAGTACTTATAAATTTAATAATATACAAAATCTAATTTTTCTAATTTTCTAATATATAATATGTAATTTTTCTATTTTTATATAATATATAATTTTTATCTTTTTAAAATATTTTATTCAAAATTTTGTAAATGTAATGATTAAAGAATTTCATTTTGTTCGAAAGGCTCCAAATCACAACTTTCAAATGTCAATCCGCTTTCAACAAATAACTTGTTGTTATCAGATTTATAGTTTTCAGTGTAATCTGGTGCAATTTCTGCCAAAATCTCATCATAAGTTCGTCGAAATACGTGCATCTTCAAACTGGGATTTTTAGCAATAATTCGTTCAATTTTCAAATCAAAATCATTATATTCACTACGTGGTCGTAAAGCCATTTCACGTTGTGCTGAATCTACATATGCAGCAAATTGTTCCTCGAAACATAAAGGGGATTCCGTAGGTTTTTGCAGATAATGGAATTTCTTTTCAATTGATTCCATCTCAATAGGTGCAACATAGGTTTTCAACTCATCATGCCATCTAAAACCACGCTTTAAAAAGGAAAGTTCCTCCATAGTGATATACGGTTTTGATTCTGCATCTTTGTCAGCCATTGTATATTTCACACCAACTTTTTCAAACTCTTCTTGACAAAGAGTGTGGGTAAAATATGTGCAATTATCATGGACTGCCATAGCATTATCATCACCATAAGTTCCTAATCTCACATCTTGGGAGAAACTTCGTGAATTACGAATTCCAAAACGTTCGCGTAATGCATAATAAACATAACGCATCATAACGGAATTACATAACCCATTCAATTGTACCGTAATTGGTTGACCAGAAGGGTTCATGTTTGCAAAATTATACAAATCACCCATAAATAAAACATTGGGATTGCATATATCTGACAAACAACCACGTAAAATCTGAATTTCTTCTTCCGTACGACCAGCTCGTTTATACAGTTTCACAATAATATTTGCGACACCTGTTGTAACTTGCTGTGCCATACATGTATCAAAACTGGAGAAATCTCCAGCAATCATATTTAATATTGAAAATTCAGATAAGTGGTCTCGAAATTCCTTCCATTCCTTAGATGTCGGGTTAACACCAACCATACATTCTGTTTCTTTCCAATAACGTCTACAGAACATAATAAGGCCAGGTAAAACACGCCTTGCCGGTACAAGAAATTGAATAGGTGAACCATAAAATTTACGAACTTTTGACAAAGCTTTTTTGATTGGTAATAGTTCATTTACTTTTGAACTAGCTTTAAAGATAGCTTCAGAGCGTTCTCCACGCTTCCAAGCTTCCCAAGCTTCCGTAATTACTTCGTCAACACCAAATTCTGGTTCAAATTCACGCGGTACTTTTGGTAGTGACTCATCTAATGGATCCTTCTTCAATATTTTCTTCTTACTAACATTGAGAGGTACTCCCGCAGATGTTGAATTAGGCATGCCACTTAATCCAAAAACACCAATGCCATCTAAGGCTTCTTGTTGCGAATAAATTTGCATCATTTCAGAATTACCTTCAATATCCTTATCGAATGCATTAAACATATCTTTTTCAAGATCATTCAACGCTAATTCTAAAAGATCCTGTCGATAATGCTGATTTGGATCTTGCAATTTATTCAATGTGATCATCCCTTTCTCAATATCATTGGGACGACTCGGTGGACGCGATTTAGGTTCTCCAAATTCCTCCTTTACACCTTCAAAAACTGTTGGTATATAGGGAGGTCGGGCACGTTCTTCTAATGGTAAGCCATTCTTATGGACTTTGCCAAAATAAGTACAGATTGCCTTTTCTTGTCGACCATCATCACGTAAATAATGTGGTTTACCATCGACTATCTCCATATTCGAATCAAATTGATCGACTCGAACATGACCTTGCGATGATAGAATCATTTGTGGTGTGGTTAAATCCAATTGTTTATACATTTTCTCCAAATTTGGAGCTAATAAACAATTCAACCAACCACGAGTGCTTCCTGCTGCATAACCAGCAACATGGAAACCATAAATGACTCCACGTTCATGATCGATATAAGGTGAACCACATAATCCCGCGAAGGAATTAAATTCTAAATCACAAACATACGGATTTTTCGTAACATAAGTCACAGTAGATAATTTTGTTCCATAAATCAGTCCAGGTTTTTCAACTTGTCCACTGTAATGCATTTCCTTTTTTCCATTAACATGGATATAAGGTTTAATGGCTTGTTTCGAAATTCGTAATTCATTATCACTTGTTTTGTGAATCAGAATAGTTCCTTTGGTTCGCCAGGAAGGGTACTCCGTTGGATAAAAATGAGACATATCTGCGCCAGCAGGGGCTGATGGTAAATGCACCATACATGTATCATTATCGTAATCACGAACGAT